ATGGAAAAAGACCTGAAAGAGTTGCGGGAATACCTATTACTTTCCCCCGTCTATTCTGAAATTAACGATTGTCTGGCTAGTCTCTCAATGGAAGACGTGACCAATGAAGAGTTCGCGGAACGTTTGGGAATTGCTCCTGATTGGATGGATGCTATAGATACTAGCCAACTTGCTTAAGAAAGGATGCGCCATTGCTGGGCGCGTTTCTCATTTCTCCCGTAGCACTACGCATACCTTCTAATAAATTTCACCATCAAAATCAGTAGATTGATAAAATGTCACTCAAATCTGTCATAAGTATCACAATTTTTAAACCTAATTGAAATATAATGTTATTAGATATTATCTAATGGAGGTAGTTTAATGTCTTATGCGTTGATTGATAATGCTTCGTTAACAGCAGTCGAAAGAACACTGGGTGATATTCTTGTTAAGAATCCAGATACTATTAACGGAGATTTAGTCGCTTTTGAAAATCTTATTCAAGCGATACTTTTTTACGATACCCTGATCTGTGTAGATAATTATAAAAAAGAATATAGAGATAAACGCATTGCTAAATTTGACTTTATTAAATTTGTATCTGAAAGTGATTTTCAACTCAGTGAACTTGATCAGTTAGCACAAGTTGAATCTCGGCAAATTACTTCCGAAATTAGAGGTGGGGAGTTTGTTGACGATGATTTTAGGCAACTTGTAGAGATGCTTAAGCTGAATATGATTTGCACATGGGATCTTCGGTCTAGCGTGTATTACTTAACAATGAAAATGCTTGGTCAGCCCGGTACTCCTGAATATGCGAAATATAGTGAACTAAGTGCATCGATTTTTAATGAATTATCAGATGCTTCTGATACGAAAGGGTACTGGTCAACCGATGTGAAGCTAGTGAGTTCATCTGGACATGAATATACTGAGCGTGAATTTGAACTAGAAAGGGAAAAATCTACTCGCGGTAAAGGAGGTATGACTCGTTCACTTGAAATGTTTATCGCATCGCTAAATTGGTTGGCATATAAATCTATTTATTACAGCGTCATTGCTAAGCATTTTAAAGCAGACTCATTTATTCATCCAATAAGGCATGCATATCAATTGCATTGGATGAAAAAAACAGGTGCTTTTGGTCATGATTATACTGCAAGGTTGGTGCAATCGTTGTCTGATAAAATCAGTACTGCAAGATCTGAAATTGTAGATCATGGACGCACATCTACTATTTCATTAGATTTACCAATATTTTCTGCATGGCTAGCAAACGAAACAGGAAATGTCTCTCAAGTTATCAATTCAGCTTTAGAGCTTAGAACACATGATCATTTTCGTACGTGTCGAGATGTAATCCGAGAGATTCATGTGACCTACGATGAATCGGGGATAAGTGCAGGAAATAAAAAAGTAACAAAATTACTAAGTGATTTAGATAAAATATCTGGAGATATTAAACGAAGCTACGGTGTTCCATCAAATCAAGGTATTCAAGGCAGTTTTTTGATAAAATGTATAAATTCATTGACAGGACTCGTGGGTATTCCAGGTTTGCCTGATAAAGAGTTTGCACTGAGCACTCCTGAATTTATGAAGTCTAAACAACATAAAGCATTTTCTACCGTTTTCAAGGATGTTACTAACGAACTAACAAGCATTGAACGTTTAGGTGGGCTTCGGGATAAATTAGCGTCGAACTTTACTATTGATGATTCTTATTATACCGAGCCAAAAACAGAGGATCCGAGATTCCGTTACGTAAGTAGTAATTGGAAGCAGCCAATGTAGATATAGTTAAATGTATAATTATAAGTAATAACAATTTACAGACATTATTGAATTAAAAATATTGCGTTAGGGTATAATATCTAACGCAATTAGATTGAAAAGTTAATTAAATAGTTAGTCAGAGCTAACTTCTTGTATTGTTAGTTACACTGCCTAACCTACAGACAAAAAGCCCCTCAGAATTGTGCTTACGCGCTCAAATTTCACTGCTGGGGATTTTTACGTACATTCAACCCAAAAAGTGACCAAAAAAGTTCTTACAGAGTTGACGTTACGTTGACGTTGTTTTCTGAAAATGATCCCTTGGTGACTTATTTTATGTATTTGATTTTACGTTTTTTCTTTAATGTTTTATCACTTTAAACTAACGTCAACTTATCCTTATAGAGCGATTAATTTCTATAAGTACTTTTTCTCAAAATTTGATTTTTACGGATGGAAGTCCATCAAAGAAACGTCATTTTTTTCTAAGACTTTGATCTTTCGTTAACGGTGTTAGTGGGGACTTCGGTCGTCGAGCGCGATGCGCTTCTGACCGTTTCAATGGATAGGTTCGCCTTCTTGCGCCTCTCGCGGCGTTTGCCGCGCTCCGCGCTTTTGGCGGTTTGGCAGGCATATCTCTCTTATTATTGGTCGTTTTTTGCACCGCCTTGTCACGATCTGTCACTACTAGTAGTAATGGTCATAACCTCCGCTTTCTCTTTTGGCTCTGGATGCTCTCACTCGTGCTCTTCTTAACATCCTTAACAGTGGGTGGGTTTGTACTTTGTTCGAGTTTATTATCTGTGAGGATAGTAATTCCCTGCGCTCTGTCTCTGCCTCTTTGGTGACCGCTATCACTGATAAATCCCAATCGTGTTTGCTAATTAACGGTGCTTGGAACGGGGTGATTGGTGATCGATTTATGTCTTGTCGTTTCAATGTACGCTGTATCTGTCGCTTAGCTTTGTAGTTGTCTTTCCTTGATGCCTGAACGGCTTTTAGTATGCGTCTTACAGCATGAAAGCCAGTGATAGAAAGTGTTTCTTTTTTTATCTCATGCCGCGCCCAGCCATTCGAATAACCCCAAACGTTGGCATCTGACCAATCATATAGGCTCTTGCTCGCCTCTCTATTAAAGTCATTTAACTTAGTTTCGGGCTTTGCCATGTAATCAATCTGTTTACCTATACACTTTGTAGGCTCTGAATATTGCTGACCTTTCAAATCTAGATCCCACTGGGGAGGAACATTTGATGGGATTGCATTGTTTGCCAGTGTTACCCATTTGCTGACAATTTTGCCAGCTTGCCCATTAATGCTTCTTTCGTTCACCATGATTATTGCGTGTACATGCGGCTCTGACTGGTGTTGAGCCCACTCCATGACGTAAACCCACTGATTGCCTTGAATGAAAGCGATATTGCATCGCTTGATACCAGAGTTCAGTCGCTGGAATCGCAGGTTTCAGACCATGAAACGCGCATTAATGCTCTGGAGTATGCCACTACGCGCAAGAAGTCAGAGGTTGTTTACTCTGGCGTATCAGTAACCATCCCGACAGCGCCGACCAACCTTGTTAGCCTGCTGAAAACGCTTACGCCGTCATCCGGGACGTTGGCACCATTCTTCGACACCGTTAACAACAAGATGGTTGTGTTCAACGAGAACAAAACCTTGTTCTTCAAGCTGTCGATTGTCGGGACGTGGCCCAGCGGAACCGCCAACAGGTCAATGCAGCTAACATTCTCCGGTTCTGTTCCTGACACGCTAGTAAGCAGTCGCAACTCGGCAACAACAACCGACAACATCCTGTTAGCTACGTTCTTCAGCGTGGATAAAGACGGCTTTCTTGCCACAAATGGCAGCACGTTAACCATTCAGTCGAATGGCGCGGCGTTTACTGCCACAACCATCAAAATCATTGCGGAGCAGTGATGGAAATAAAGCTCATCGATAACCCGGTGAAACTTGCAGAATTCCTTAACAACCCGGTAAACACGGGGAATATCGTAGACAGTGGAGATAAATACTACATCAAGCCTGATGCGGTATATCTCGGCATCTACGAAGGATTAGTGCTGGCTGGAGTTCATGAAGTGCGTAACTTCTGGCATAGCGTTGTTGAATGCCATGCGGTGTATGACCCCGGATTCCGTGGCGAATATGCACTACAAGGGCATCGATTATTCTGCAAATGGCTTCTCGAAAACTCACCATTCCTTAACAGCATCACCATGGTTCCTGACACCACCAAATACGGACGGGCAATTATCCGTTTGCTTGGCGCTACCCGTGTTGGTCACCTTGATGATGCGTACATGAGTAACGGAAAACCGGTAGGAATCACCCTCTATCAATTACCTCGTTCGAAATATGAGGAGCTATTAAATGTTAGTACTTAGCGAAAGCTTCAAGAATAAATTGCTTCCCATGAATGGGTATATGAAAGGCGGCAGCGACTCCGGATCTAAAGCCCAGGCACGCGCAACTGAAAAGGGCATCGAACTGCAGCGTGAAATGTGGCAGACGAACATGCAAAACCTTGCACCGTTCACGCCACTCGCTCAGCAGTACGTATCACAGTTGCAGAATCTTTCCTCTCTTCAGGGGCAAGGTCAGGCGCTTAACCAGTATTACAACTCTCAGCAGTATAAAGACCTTGCAGGGCAGGCGCGCTATCAGAGTCTGGCAGCAGCAGAGGCAACGGGTGGATTAGGCTCTACAGCAACAGGAAACCAGTTAGCAGCAATCGCACCTACACTCGGTCAAAACTGGCTGTCAGGTCAGATGAACAACTACAACAATCTGGCAAATATCGGCCTTGGTGCTCTTACAGGTCAGGCAAACGCCGGACAGAACTACGCTAACAATGTCAGCCAATTGTATCAACAGCAGGCGGCAGCATCGGCAGCAAATGCGAATAAGCCTTCAGGCCTACAGAGTTTTGCTACAGGTGCCATTGGTGGGGCCGCATCAGGTGCAATGATTGGTAGTGCAGTTCCTGTTATTGGGACTGGTATTGGTGCTCTTGCTGGCGGTGTTATCGGTGGTCTTGGATCATTGTTTTAAGGTGGGAATATGGCTACTTGGCAACAAGGAATCAACTCAGGCGGTTTTCTTGCTGGTATCGGTGGGCAAAACTCAAATGCGCCAAAGGCAAGTGATGTAAGTGAGGCGTTGGCCTATATTCGCCAGAACAACGAAATGGAGCGTTCAGGTCGCAATAACATCGGCCTTCAGGCGTTGCAGGGACTTGGTAGTGTCGCTCAAACATCTCAAGCCGCAAAGCAACAGGAAGCGGATGCTGCATTCCAAAAAGAATATGCGGCAGCCATCCAGTCCGGCGATCGACAGCAGGTTCGAGATCTGATGACCAAATATCCTGGTCAATTAGAGAAGATTCAGTCTGGTATGAAGTGGGCAGACGAAGACCAGCGCAATTCTATCGGCACCTTAGCGGCTGGCGCACGCCTTGCGGCCTCGTCTCCAGAAGCAATGCAATCATGGCTGCAAAACAACGCCAAGGAACTGGCGCGCGTCGGTGTTGACCCTAACAACGTTGCTCAGATGTATCAGCAGAATCCTTCAGGGTTTGGTGAGTTTGTTTATCACCTTGGGATGGCTGCTCTCGGTCCGATTGACTACTTCAATGTTCAGGACAAGATGGCTGGTCGTGAGATTGACCGAGGCAGGCTGGCAGAGACAATCCGCAGCAATCAGGCCGGAGATTTTGAGTTTAAGTCAAAGCCGTCATATTTAGTTCTATCATTTGCTGAAATATCATCTGTAGTCTTTATCCTAATGTCTGTCTATATGGTGGCAAAAAGTCAAAATAGCAATGGATTACAGTATGATGCGCTTTTTATACCATCAATGGCCTTTTCAATATTAGTGTTTTCGTTTAATGGTGGTATTATTTCAAAAATAATATCAAATAAAGTTATGATACTTTTAGGTGATGCTTCTTTTTCATTTTACTTGGTCCATACTATAGTAATCAGTACATTGAGCAAGTTCTTTAATGTTTCTGGTCTTGGTGCTATAAGTGTAATTAAATTTATAGTAATGGCTCTGTTTGCTTCATTATTTATATCAATAATGATGTATTTGTTTTTTGAAAAGCCAATAAACAATAAGCTAAGAAAATGGTGGAGTGGATTTAAGAATGATGTTTCAACCACTCGAGTTGAAAAAATAGAAGGCAATCAATTATAGCAATTAAAGTATGATAAGCATTTATGATTGGTTTTAATGAAATGCATATGTAGTTAACATATAATAATTGCATTTTGTTATTGTTGATGGTTTCTTGGTGTAAGAAATCCTGAGAAGTGAAAAGCTTTGCTATATGTGCAAGGCTTTTCTTTTTTATAAGAATCGTTGTAATAACTACTCCACCTTCCCATCAAGCCAGTCCGCCCACCACTGCATCATTTCTCTGCGCTTATCGAGATACTGAGCATGGTTGTAAATCCCACGCACAGATCCGCCGTTGGCATGTGCTAGTTGCACTTCAATAGCGTCAGCAGGCCATTCGTGCTCGTTCATAATCGTGCTGAATTCATGCCTGAATCCGTGACCGCTTTCCAGACCTTCATAGCCGATTTGTTTGATCACAAGCAGTACAGCGTTCTCACAGATTGACTTCTTCTTATCGTTGCGCCCGGCAAAAACAAACTCTGATACTGGTTTAGTGATGGAGCTTAGCGTAGTGAGAAGTTCAACAACCTGGTCCGACATCGGAACCACATGAATCTTGCGTCCCTTCATCACACTGGCCTCGATGGTGATAATCCTGTTTTCAAAATCGACGTTCTTCCATTGCATGGAACGAAGCTCTTTCGTTCTTAGTGCTGTGTAGCGTAAAACTTTGGTCGCAATGAGAGATACGATACTTCCTGAAAATGTTGCAAGTGCTTTGTTGAATGCCGGGATCTGGTCGGCAGGTAAAAACGGGAAGTTCTTCTTGCGGTATCCCTTCATGGCTTCAGCAAGGTCAGGTGCCGGGTTATATTTAGCCCTTCCGGTGACAATAGCGTAACGGAAAACCTCGCCGCATCTTCTGCGTGCTTTGTTGGCTCGCTCCATTGCCCCGCGATCTTCAAATCTGCGGATTACTTCCAGCAGTTGCATCGGCTCAATATCCTGAATTTCAAGGCCGCCGATGATAGGTAAAATGTCGTCATCAAACATTTTTGCAAGTTCAGTCGCATAGGCGGCTGACCAGACTTGCCTCTTATGCTCGTACCATTCCTTGTAAATCGCACTAAAGGAATTGTTGTTAGACGAAGCCTTTTTCGCCTTTACCGGATCGATGCCAACCGAGATGTCTTTCCTCGCAGTCCATGCTTTATCCCTTGCCTCTTGCAAAGTCATAAGCGGATATTTTCCGACGGTCAGGATTTTCTCCTTACCGTCAATCTTGTAGCGAAGCTGCCATACCTTTTTCCCTGATACAGGGACATAAAGGTACAGGCCATTACCATCGAGTAGGCGGTATGGTTTTTCTTTCGGCTTTGCTGCTTCAATCTGCTTAACGGTGAGCATGGGTAAAAATCCGGTGGGTAAAATTATTTTATCCACTTTTTACCCGTCATGGCGTGCGGCTGTCAACGATCTGACGCGAACCATGACGAACTCTGAATCTACGGAAGGCTTGATATTCAGGGGATTTTGCGGACTGGTACGGATGGAGGCGAACTGATAAATGGTGTCCCCTGCAGGAATCGAACCTGCAATTAGCCCTTAGGAGGGGCTCGTTATATCCATTTAACTAAGAGGACGTTGTTGCGTATTGATTTTGGTTGTTCACCATATGACTGATAATACCGTCTTTATGGTTTTAAAATCAAGGTGTAAGTTTGTTTTTGTTCATGGTTGATTATCTTCTTTTGCGTTGAAAAGTGTTTTGTTCACTTGCTAATGCGTACATATTGAGTACAGAATACATTATAAACTTGTGTACAGGATATAAAGCATTGGCACTGAGCGACACCAAACTACGAGGCCTCTACGGAAAACCCTACTCTGGCCCTGCTGAAATCACCGATGGTGACGGGTTAAGTGTGCGGATTACTCCAGCAGGAACTATCACGTTTCAGTACCGTTATCGCTGGAATGGTAAGCCAGTACGTCTTACTGTCGGGCGCTATCCGTCTACTTCACTGAAGGACGCGCGTGTTATCGTCGGTGAGATGCGCGCATTGTACATGAAGGGAGTTAACCCTAAAAATTATTTTGCGCCCAGTGACGGCGAACTGACATTAAAAGAATGCCTGGATCAGTGGTGGGATAAGTATGTTACTGATCTGAAACCCAATACACAGACGCTTTACAGATCCGTCGTGTACAACACTATGTACACACAGTTTGAAGGCTCGCCAGTTGCCGGTATCCCTGTATCGGCTTGGGCTCGCTTTTTTGACAAGCAAGAAAGCCTCAACAAGAAAAAGGCTCGTGTTCTGTTGTTACAACTGCGTTCAGTTATTAACTGGTGTATCAGCCGCCAGTTAATCCCATCATGCGAATTACTCAAACTTAGTGTAAAGAATATTGGGAAGAAACCAGATGTGGGGAGTCGCGTACTTACCTATACGGAACTGGCAAAGATCTGGCTGGCACTGGAGAACTCAAAAGTGGTTACTTCCAACAAGCTGTTACATCAATTGCTATTGCTATGGGGGGCCAGGCTTTCTGAGCTACGTCTCGCTACAGCCAGTGAGTTCAACATGGAAGATCTGGTCTGGACAACCCCTAAAGAGCATTCAAAGATGGGTAATATTATCCGGCGTCCGATATTTACTCAGGTTGAGCCTTATATTGAGCGATTGCTTAATGCGGGTTTTGATGTGCTATTCCCCGGGCAGGAAATAGATAAACCTATTGATCGTTCGTCGGCTAATTTGTACATGAAAAAGTTAAGGGAGAAAATTGATATTCCTGAATGGAGAACGCATGATTTTAGGCGTTCTCTGGTAACGAATTTATCTGGGGAAGGAATTATGCCCCACGTCACTGAAAAAATGCTGGGGCATGAACTTGGGGGAGTTATGGCCGTGTATAATAAACACGACTGGTTGTCGGAACAGAAAGATGCGTATGAGTTGTATGCTGATAAAATTTTCTGGCACGCTAAACAGCTCGGTTAATTCCTCCGGCTTTAAGCCATTGTTCAACGGCCTGACGACTATATCGCGCCGGATGAGTAAGTACTGGATCAGGGAATCCGTGTTTTTTTCGCAAATTATACAAAGCTGTGCGCCTTTTTTGTAACAACTCAGAAACTTCTTTTTCGGTCATTAAGTTGATTTCCATAGTATGCTCTCCTTTTCTACATGTTTTTCAACAGCATAATAAACCGCCCGAAGGCGGTTGTTAGTTGATTGATGTACGGCGCATTTTTCGAAGGCTGGCAATATGCTTTTCCTTCTCAATTTCCGCTTTAATCATATGCAGTTCGTTGTGCTCTATTCGCTCAAATTCTTCATTAAATGCACCAATTGAAGTGGCTCTGGTTCTGCCGTCGAGCCTTCGGTAGATCACCTGAGTCAGAGTTACCTTGCATATTTCTACCGGATAGTTGTTGGCATCAACGAAAGACTGCCCGCGCTGGATCAGGACGAACACTGGTTGTATTCCTTGAGTGCCATATCATAAACACGGCATGCCGAGAGGTGTGTTGTAGTCAACGTCGTTCGTATCCTGAAAAGTCCATGTGTTGTGACGGTAACTTCCGGGGCTTTGAGTTTCACTGCATCAACGATATGCTGATGTTTGCGGCTTTCGAATATAGAGCTGGATATAACCACACTTGCTGTTAAACCGTAACTTTCAAATGTGATTTTCATGTCATTATCCTCGCAGTTAGCCGGGCAACAAAAATAAATAATGTTGTTCCTGCGAATAACAGGATACCGCCCGTCATTAGAGAAAGGAAAAACAATATTAATGTACGCGGGGTGTTTCTCAAAATATTCTCTCTGTGATTCGCTCACTCTGACAATTCGTTGATCAAGTCACGGTATTTATTCAGTTCTTGCAACGCCTTACATGCACCCTCCCATCGTTTCTGTTTCCGCCCGGCGCGGCGCGCTTCTTTCCGTGATTTACGTAGCAGGTCGCCTATAATGTTGTGCTGCACTGGCTGCACTGGCTGCACTGGCTGCACTGGCTGCACTGGCTGCACTGGCTGCACTGGCTGCACTGGCTGCACTGAGGCGATATTTGGTTTTTTGTCCACTTCCCTTGCAACTGCCTGCCAGATGCCATTTTTTACAGTTACTACCCCCTGGTTTTTTAACTTCCATAGAGTGTCAATAACGTCATTCAAATCAATATTGAGACCTTTAGAAATACTTTCGGCTGATGCTTTTCCTAATTTGTTCAATTCTGTGAGCACTGCGTTCATTTTTTTCTCCTGATATTTTAATGTCGGTGGGGCTGTTATACGGTTGGTGAGGTGTCAGCTTCTTCTACCAGCTTTTCCAGTTCATCCAGCTTTCGGGAAAGAATTTCACCAAACAGATGAAGTTCTGCATCTGCTGTAATCGGGATTGGAACAAATCGTATTCCACTTCTGGCAAGTTGATTTGCGATTTCCAGACACTGCCTTAATTCAACTGGTGATGCCTTTGTCAACGTCGTTTTTTCGCTCATTGGTTTTCTCCAGAAATTTAACAATACCCGGAACCATCTCAATGGATGGTGTGCCGCATTGGTTACCCCATACATCAAATCCATGCGAGGTGTGGCGGGCGAACAGTTCTATCCGGGGAACATCGCCAAGAAGTTGCACAAGTTTTTCTCGAGCCATATCCGGCTTGCGGGAGTGATCAAGGCGTGGTGCAGTGAATGACTGGATTATTCCGGCGTTAATGCGTTCGGGCAGATTTCCTTTCACTGCAAAAAGGCAGTCTTCGCTGTTAGCGCGAGTGGTGCTACCCATACCCATGACCAGCTTGTCGGTCTGTCTTTTCCCGCATTTGTTCCAGGTTAATCCTTTCATCGTCACCAGACGAAAGCCCCACGCTTCTACAACCTTCAATGCTTCAAGTGGTTGTGTAGGCACCCACCACATAGCCAACAGGCAATTCTCGGCTGCCAGTTCCCATACCGGGAGGCGGCAGATATCCAGAAGACTCATGACCGGATATTTAAAACTTGCACCGCGTTGACCATCGGTTGCTTTGTCGCGGAATGTCCAGGGGGGATCTGCGTAAATGAGGGTGTATTTTTTCGTCATAGCGCGTTTTCAAACTCATCAATGTAAAGTCCTGCTTTAATCAGTCGGCGACGGCGTTCGGCCTTTTGCACGTATTCCTCGCGACAGTTTTTTGCTGCGTGTTCACGGCTTCTGCGACTGAATGGAGGAACGGCATTGCGTGAGCGAGGTGTGTCACGACGAGGATTTGATTCGAGGGAGAAAAAGCGATCAACGATTCCGGTGTCTGTGGTGAATGGTTCTGAAGCCTTTATTTTCACAACCTTACTGCCCTTTGTCAGGCCGCGAGCTACCTTGTTGAACTCGCAAAGTGAAACACCAAATTTCTCTGCTATTTCACTGCCAGTAACAGGACGACCACGAGACTGAATCATCCAGGTGACGCGTTCTTTTAACCCACGGAAGGCACCGGGCCTTCCAGAACGCCTGTAGAAAGCGATCTGTTTCAAATTTTTGTCTCCAGATATGAAAACCCCGACGGGATGTCGGGGATGGTAGGGGAAGTTACAGGCTTAACGAGAAGCCTTTTCGGGAATTTCGATCTGACAGTCTTGAAATATCCTGTAGCGTGCGGCGCATTTCTTCCGTCAGATGTTTGAAGGCGTTAAATTCAGCGACAGCCGCATCGACGTTATAGCCCTTGCTGTGTAGTTCGTTGAGGATACGCATGGTTGGGCTTGGCATGTCGAAGAGTACAGAAACGTCCAGGTTAAGAGTTTTTCGATCAACATAGCTCATCATGGAGTAGGGGTGGTGCTCTGAAAACCACGATAGAGGGTAGTTGATAGATAGTGTTGATTCTGGAAGCTGAAGTTGTTCTGGGATTTTTTGACTGAAATAGCAGTCTTCCAGTTTTTCGAACACTTCCCACGCCCGATCGGTTTCGAGCATTTTTGCGTGACGGGCTGCGCCGCGTTCTGTCCAGAGGATGAGGGAGCGAACGTTACGGGCGATTTTCACAGAGTAGTTAAAAGCTACTCTGTGCTTGAACTCACGTAAAGTTTCACCTTCAAGTTTGAAGAAGTGTTTTTCCTCAATGAAACGACCTTTGTTTTCGTGGTGATTCTGGCGAATACGAATAGCTTCTGTGCCGTAAAGGTGCGCCAAAAGTTCGGTAGTGATAACGGGGATCTGCTTGTAAGTAATCGTGGAGAGTGTTTCAACAGAAACTTGAGTTGTCATTATGACGCCCTCGAGTGGTTTCTAAACTATCACCACCGTTAGGTTCGAATCATCGGGTGGTGAGACGTACAGGGTTCGAACTACCGGGAAACCAACCGGCGAGCTTTTCAGCTCCCCTATACGCCCCACCATAATTCAGATGTGCGCGTGCATACGACAATAAAAAACACGCTCGCGGCGTGTCTCTGTCGCGGTTTCTATCCGGGGTTCGAATCCCGACGGTCAACTCGACCGTGCGAAGAATATAATCCCGGATATGTGTTGTCGTCAACAAGTGGCGTGCTATCATCGAATAGTGTTCTATCCTACTCAGTGAGGTTTAACATGCGTACAACCCAACAATTCAGCATTACATTAACCAACGAAATGGCTGACATGGTGCGCGCCCGTGTGGCTTCCGGTGCATACGCTTCAGAAAGCGAAGTTATTCGTGAAGGGCTTCGTGCACTGAATGAACGCGACAAAGCAATGGAAGCGTGGTTAATACACTCAGCCGCGCCGCCACTCGACGCTATTCGTGAGAACCTAGGCAAAGGGCACTCCATTTCACAGGTTCGCTCTGAGATTCGCGCCCGGAAGTAATCTGCATGGCATATGAAGTGCCACACTAACAAACTGCTCCAGGTATGGGAATAGTGTCACTTGCAGCACCTATTAGAGATCCGATAATGAACATCATAGCAAGGTTCTTTTATTTGATAATTTTCTGCATGGCAACATCAGGATGCACTACCACTACGAAAATAAATCGCGGAGATGAAAAGGAACAGTACATCATTGCCTGTGGTGCCGCTACACCATGGGGAGTATGCTATGATAAAGCCAATGCCCTATGTAAAAATGGATATAAAGACATTTTAAAGGAACAGGGATTTAACAGGAAAGAATTAACCATTGAGTGTAAATAAGGCCATCATTTGCAACGTTGAAAAAATTCGCCCGTGCTACAGGGAAAAAACTCCAGATCCGCTTCGTTTAACTACGAGGATTACCACTAATGGCGATGTTTACCCCCCCTCATCCTGGAGAAATTATTGCTGATATTCTGGAAGATCAGAATATTGGAATCAGGGAACTGGCAAGAGCGCTTGATGTCGCGCCTTCCACTGTTCAGCGACTGGTTTCAGGTAATGCGACAATATCTCCTGAAATGGCTGTTCGTCTCGCTGCTGTCCTGGGGGGAACTCCGTCTTCATGGATTCGTCTCCAGACGGCATGGAGCCTTGAAAAAGCGGAAAGAGAAGTTGACGTATCTCATCTCTCAACAAAATACCGCCCGGCAGAAATTTCGCCTCATGCTTAACCACCGCGCCGTCATTCTGGCGGCGTCGGAGAGTGGAGGATATCAGGTTCCGAATTCTGCGTTGTTCTCCGCGTCCAGGATTTCTTCAATCTTCCGTACTCCCCGATTATTGTATCGGAAGCTTTCTACCTGCTTATCCGAATACGGGGATTTGTCGATGAACCATTTCCCGTATTGTTCGGTTTTGAGCATGTAGGTATTGGCAATGCGACCAACCTTGTTAGCGGATATTTTGAGTTTTGCTCCAACTTCTGACGCCGAATAGTAATGTTCATTAATCATCGGTAGCGGGATTACGTTAGCGCCTACAACGGGATTAACCAGGCTGGCGGCAACGACTTGTTTAGCTTCAGGGGCAAGGTTGGGGAGGAAGCCGAAAAGGTCTTTCATTGTATCGACGGTCATTTTCAGCGCCCGTGCTTTACGGAATTCCTCAAGGCCGTTAGTCGAATGTTTCGAGGTGATTTTTTGTTGCAGTTGCTGTTGCATTGACTCCAGTTGATCGACCAGCGAACGACGGACGGATTTAGATTCACGAGCGGCAACCCGAAGCGCTTGTTTATAGGTCATCACAATAACAACCTGATCCGCACCGCCTTTTTTCTTATCCATGGGGGTTACGAAAATTTCGTAACCAACCCCCATCAAGTTCATCTTTGATGCGTGCAATGAAGTCGTTGTTGCGTACTTCTTTTTCACCGCACAGTCTCCGCGCTTCATTCACCATTTTCAACAGAGCCTGGCTGTCGATAGTTCCATTTTTCATTACATTATTTTTCATCGTTTTAACCTCTCAAGCTCGCCGTAGCGAGTTCAGATAAAAGAAATCCCCGCGAGTGCGAGGATTCTTATTCACCTTTGACCAAGTTGCAGGTTAGCCACGGTTAACCTCCTGCGGCGGTTCTGGTAGCGGCATCCAGTGAGTTGCTTGCTCAATACCATTACCCGGCTTAATCGTTGCATCTCCGCGCCGAAAGGTGCTTCCGGTATAGCGTGCGGAGCATATTAGCGGTTCAACCAGAGAGCTATCGAAATTCACCGAAATAAGCACGTTCTGGCCCTTTTCAGGCATTCGATCACTACAGCTTATCCAACTATCCGGAGTTACCGGAGAGTTACCAGCCTCATAAGCGGATTTCATCCAGTGCGTAAGCGTTTCGATGCTTACACATCCGCAATCAACGTCTATTTTTTCTTTTTGTTCTGACAACCATTCCTGGAATGACAGCTTGGCAGTCTGGCTTGCTGGATCAATTCGTGGCAGGCCGATATATAGTGGTACATTTCCCGGCTCCATCGAATTGTCGGGACAAATAAACGTGTTACAACCATATTTAACGAGCTCAATTCCCACTGTGTCGATAGTGGCGAATGGTTCAGTGGTCAATGCAGTCAACGCAATTTCATAAGCACGGCGCTCAATATTATCTCGCACGTCCAGGCTGCCGATTCGCTCTTTGATTTCTTTAATCATTTCTTTGTCGGTGAACGTTGTCATGTGTTAGTCCTTATCCACTTCAACGCCATCTTTCAGCGTGATGCCGTGCCAATCATCAGCCCAACTGGTTAACCCAGGCGCATCAATGCTAGGCATATAGACGCTTGCAGTGTGGTAGCCCTTATCGTTATCAATGCTGGCAACGTGCTCGCCGTTGTATGCGCTCAGCGTGTCTAGGACACTATAAAACTTTCCTCCGGCTGCCCTGAAATCCTTTACAGCCTTCACAAGACGATTCCACGCTTTTTCCTGTTCTGGCGTCAGGTCGATTAATTCCTGCAAAGTTGCCATTTCAGTTTTCCTTATATGGGTTAATTTTATTGTGCAGTGTGTTGAACGACGCCCATACCACGTCGTTATACAACTCAATAACTAGCTCAATTATTTTCCCGATTGCCCAGACAAAAATTAGCGGGGATATCGGTGTCATCAACACGATAAACAGAATGAGAAACAAAAATTCTGTCGCTCTACTTTTTCGCGGATATTCTTTTCTGAATAATGTAGGCACATCACTCTCCTTTGTTGCTCCTCAAAATTTTATGCCCTGGCGCAAAAGCACGCGTTTTGTCTTTGCTTATTCGCCAGCCATCCTTGCGCGCCTCTTTTGCACAGCCAGCCCATGACGTACCGATATACTCACCGAAGTCTGGCGACTTATATTTGCCATCTGTACACTGGAGGCAATCACAATAGAGATGCATGGTGTAACTTGCAGCAATAGCCATATCACTCTCCTTTAGTGCGCAAGTGGTTTTTCCAGCGGTTTTGCTCCGCGCTGGGCTTTTTGCAAAAACCACAATCCATCATCCCGTAATATTTCATCAACCCCATCCGTCGGTTGCTGAGTCTCACCCACTGCCAGACGCCAGGAGCGTTTCTACGAACTAACAGAATCTTTGCTTTACGGTTTTTCATCGTTTTGCTCTCCTGCATCTCTTTGCTGCTCGTCGTGCCGCTGCAATACCGGTATGGCGGCGCTTTGGTGTCGGGATGATGTTCTTTGCAATTAGCGCAGAAGCCCAAAAACGAGTCGGATACGGTAACAAGCCGATACATGCCACACGCATTACTCACCTCTTTTGATGCGAATGCCAGCGGCGCGCTCGGCTTCACTTTGTTCCCAAAACCACTTGTGAAGCGCCATAAGCTTTTCGTCAATCGGTGCATATTTGCGATTAAAGTAGGCCTGAGCATCTTTCTCAGATTCGTCCGGTAATTCGCCAGGGCCAAACAGTGTGTTATAAATCCATGCTAGTCCGCTCTTAGCGTCGCCAGTTGCCTGCCATTCGATAATGGCAGCCTGCATGACCAGAATGTTTTTCCCGATTAATAGGTCCAGTTCTTTGTACCGGTTGCGGATGTATGCATTCTCGCTTTGTAATTTTGCGTTGCGCTTTTCTGAGGCTTCAAGTAACGCCTGCTTATCGCGTAGAGCTTCTTCCAGTTCAGCAACATGGCATTCACTATCAATAAGGTTGTTCTCTGCTGCTTCAAGCTCAACACGCAGCTTCCCAACCGTAAGCGCAATCTCCTCGTTCTCCTGGTCGCGGCGTTTGATGTATTGCTGGTTTCTTTCCTGTTCATCCAGCAGTGCCAGCACGGTAGCCGGGTTAGCCTCTGCTATGAATTCAGCGTTTGCATAAGCCTGATCATCTGATTCAATCAGGCAGTTAACATGACATTCCGCAATCACGCCACCGGGTTCTCCTTTCCATTTTTGGCAAACAAAAACTCCTGTTAAATTGCCGTGCTGGTTAACAGATGTATGCCCTACGATGTAGCTTCCTTTAGTTGCTTTCTCTGCCTTTTCACGCAGTGCCTGATAATTAATTTCGCTCACTTCGAACCTCTCTGTTTACTGATAAGCTCCAGATCCTCCTGGCAACTTGCACAAGTCCGACAACCCTGAACGGCCAGGCGTCTTCGCTCATCTATGGGATCGCCACACTCACAACAATGAGTGGCAGATATAGCCTGGTGGTTCAGGCGGCGCATTTTTATTGCTGTGTTGCGCTGTAATTCTTCAATTTCTGATGCTGAATCAATGAGGTCTGCCATCTTTCATTAATCCCTGAATTGTTGGTTAATACGCTTGAGGGTGAATGCGAATAATAAAAAAGGAGCCTGTAGCTCCCTGATGATTTTGCTTTTCATGTTCACCGTTCCTTAAAGACGCCGTTTAACATGCCGATCGCCAGACTTAAATGAGTCGGTGTGAATCCCATTAGCGTTACCGTTTCGCGGTGCTTCTTCAGTACGCTACGGCAAATGTCATCGACGTTTTTATCCGGAAACTGCTGTCTGGCTTTTTTGATTTCAGAATTAGCCTGACGGGCAATGCTGCGAAGGGCGTTTTCCTGCTGAGGTGTCATTGAACAAGTCCCATGTCGGCAAGCATAAGCACACAGAATATGAAGCCTGCTGCCAGAAAAATGCATTCTGTTGTTGTCATGCCGGGTCTCTCTCGTTTGCTTCTGCTTTCGCCGCCATCATTTCCAGCTTTTGTGAAAGGGATGTGGCTAACGTATGAAATTCTTCGTCTGTTTCTACTGGTATTGGCACAAACCTGACTCCAATTTGAGCGAGGCTATGTGCCATCTCGATACTCGTTCTTAACTCAACGGGAGATGCTTTGTGCATACAGCTCCCCGTTTATTATTTATCTCCTCAGCCAGCCGCTGTGCTTTCAGGGGATTTCTGATAACAGAAAGGCCGGGAAATACCCAGCCTCGCTTTGTAACGGAGTAGACGAAAGTGATCGCACCTACCCGGATATTATCGTGAGGATGCTTCATCGCCATTGCTCCCCAAATACAAAACCAATTTCAGCCAGTGCCTCGTCCATTTTTTCGATGAACTCCGGCACCATCTCATCAAAACTCGCCATGTACTTTTCATCCCGCTCGACCACGACATAATGCAGGCCTTCACGCTTCATGCGTGGGTCGTAGTTGGCGAAGTACCAGGCGTCCTTGTCTGTAACCCACATGCTGAATTGCACCTGGGCCATGTAAGCAGGCTTGATAGCGTCAAAGCCGCCAAGCCGGAATTTCATGAAGTCGCGGGAAGTAAAAGGGCATTTAAGCTCAAGACCGTTACCGTCGCTGCATAAACCGTCGGGAGAGCAGGCGGTGCGCATGCTTTCGTCACGAAAAATTATTGGCGTTTCCGAGACGGTAACATCCGCGATAAATTCGAAGAGGGCACGGGCATCATCTTCGTATTGCTTTCCCCATGCGAGCGACTTAGCGTTAACTTCCGGTGCCACGCCAGTACAAACTTCAGCCAGCAGGGTGTGGAAGTATGACATTTTTGTATCAGGCCATTTGCTGCCGGAACGTGGCTTTGCTATCACATTGTGAACTTCTGAAGCAGTGATAACACCGAGTCTCAGCTTGTGCCATCCATCATCGCCCTGGTCGAGGCTGGTAATATCCACGCCAGTTCGCTGGAGAATAATTTCTGGTGTCATGACACGGCCTCGCTGTTATTTTCCGTGGTGGCGTGAATTTTCGCTTCCGCCGTGGCCTTGTTTCTGGCAGCTTTCTTTTTGACAAAATCAAGCGTTTTGACAGCTTCTTCCTGACTGAGATATTCATGTGATGCAATCGTGCGACGGAATGTTTTGGAACATAAGGGAAGCAGGTCATCCCATGTCTTGTTAATTTCGGTGATTGCCTGAGTGATCTCATTGATAATCTCATCTGATGCGGGAGTGACGTCACGCTCAGGGATGTGATCAGCATTCAGGATGATACCTTCACCGCCCTGAGTGTTCAGGTAGTCGATAGCTGTATCCAGGCGATCGCGACGGGGCCAGTATTTGCTGGCGCGCTTAACAATGGCTTTTCTGGCCATTTCATCGGGGAAACTATCCCACGGGCTACTTCCTCCGTTATTTCCGGCTTTGCTGCACGCCCTGATGACCTCGATTTCCCTGTTGCTCATCTCTTCGGTCAGATAGTCGCCTTCGGATGTTTTTACGACACAATAACCGCCAATGCGTGCGCCCCTGTCTACGAATGGGTTGTATTTGTGCGTGGGGGCGCAGTCAATACCGTTGGACTCGTAAATGTCCTTCTCGTAAACAAGTTTGCATTGCCCCCACTGAATGGCTCCTGTGACCTGTGCCAGATGCAGAAGCCCCATATAACTGATATCCAGGCATACAGCACCGCCTCGTGGGACCAGATACGCCAGCTTGCTGGACGGGTTCAGGGTTATGCCGATGGCGGCAACATTGATGATAGCGTTCTGTGCGCTGGGCAGATTTGCCTGTGCTGTTTTAGCCAGAAAGTCATTTTTCTGGAATTGCTGAATTGCAAACTGACTTTCCTTCGCCCATGTCAGCGTCGGTTCAGTTAATGCCTCGCAGAAAAAGCGCTCCTGCTGCTTAACAAATTCAACGATATCGAACATTTTTTGGTCCTGAAAATCAGAAAGGACAGGGGGAGAATTTTCTCTCCCATTCTTCTTCCGCCCGAGCATAGGCGATCGCTGAGATATAATCGTTGTACGCCTCTTCAGCTTTTTCGCCAGTGAGTGCCAGTTGGGCTTCTTTGGGTAAAAAAAGGCTGCTCATAAGCAATGGTTTATCGGGGAACATGCTGATAAGCTCCTGCGCCCGATCATCAATCCATTTATCCTTTTCATCCTGAATTTGCTGATTAATCCAGCGACGCTCCTCTATGCGGTCGCAGGTGAGGTATGCGTTCATGGCGGAACTCCTGATTCCGGTTAATGCATTAAATTAATTTGTCGGGAAAGCTGACATACAGGGCAGTTACATTCTTCCTCCTGCTCCTTAGCGAAGAAATATGCAGCGGCCTGTAATGCGATGTCTTCTGGATGTTCCGCGATAAACATAACATTGCCTTCCGTATCAATAACAGAAATAGCCTCATCAGACAGGACGACAAAATAGGCGATGATTTTATCATCCATAAAAACTTCTCCCATTATCGTTCCTGCTGGAGTTACGACGCTTTTTACATTGATATTTATTTTTTGATTGAGCATGATATTTCCTTTCAGGCTGGTGAGATTAACGGTTGGCCTTTATTGTTCAGGTAAACTTCTATTGCATCTGAGATAATGCGAATTTTTTCAATCAGTGAATGTGCGTAAAGTGCATTATTAACGTTCGCTGACGCCATGTAATAACGCCCGTTGTAAAGAATTGCTGTACCGGGTTTAACGTCCTCGCGAGAAACTAATGCGGTTCCGTAGTGAGGTTTGAGCATGACAAATCCTCCGGTTAATTAATCCAGATATTTAATTTAATCCCCGATATGTGGTCGGGGATGGGGTTAATTAAAGATTTACGTTGAAACCAAAGCGGGAAGACTTTTCTGATGTACGGGAAATATCCAGCAATTGACGGCGCATTTCTTCCGTCAGATGCTTGAAGGCGTTAAATTCGGCGACAGCCGCATCGACGTTATAGCCCTTGCTGTGTAGTTCGTTGAGGATGCGCATAGTTGGGCTTGGCATATCGAAGAGCACGGAAGCATCAAGGCTGATAACCTTGCGATCAACATAGTTCATCGTGGCGTAGGGGTGATGCTCTGAAAACCACGATAAAGGAAAATTGATATTCATCGCAGGAGAAGACAGGGCCAGTTGTTTCTGTTCCCATAGTTGTTTTTCCATGCGATCGAATTCAGCAATGTAGGCTTCTTTGAAAGCGGCGGCTTTTTTGCCAGTGAACCCCATCACCAGGAAAACGAATCCGTTTTTGGTGATTTGGTACATTGGGCGTTGCTCGCCTTTGGCGTCGGTGTAGGTAACGTCCTCAAAATTGAGGGCGTTAAATTTCTCTGAGCATTCAATATTTGCAATGGCGCGCAATACGTTATCGTGTCGTTTGCAAAAATATTCGGCAACGGCAAAGGACGTAGTAACAGCGCGACCATTGGAAATGGTGATTTCAGGTTGAGAAAGGACTGGGATAGTAGCCATAATGGCAGCCTCCTTGATTGGTGATTGATAACCACCGCTGGAGGTAGCAAGCTCGCTGGCGGTGGACTGTACAGGGTTGCTACAACTGGCAATCAAGGGAACCAGCCCGACCGAAGTCGGCCCCATACAGCCCACCATTGATAAGATGTGCGTGTATGTCGATACAAAAAAAAGACGCTGGCGCGTCTGTATCGCCTCGATTGTCAGCGGGGTAGCAATCCCGACACCCGTTTTATGAGGTGTTCGCCAAATATAGCCCCGACATCACACGCAGTCAATACCGTCCTTTCTCAGAAACGCTTTGGCGGTGCCGCCTGCACCCCAAAACATTCCCTGTATTGGTCAGCGCCAACTTCCTGCCAGTGTTGCCCGTTCTCACGCCGTTCTCGCTCTCGCGCGGGGATACTCTCTCATCGACCGGATCGCACCCGATGATACAGCACGTTTACGTGTAGGGGTCTAAACAGGTCATTGACGCTGTAAAGCTCCAGATTGTTAAAGAGCATTTTGCGGCGGGTTAAGTCGCGCCGTACGACTGATTTATGTAGCCCTGTGTAAGGGCGCGATGTTTCTGGCTTGAAATAAATATAACTTGCGGTGATTTTCATGTAAATACCGTTGGTGCTTTTTAAGGGCGAGAAATTATTACTTAACTGATTTTTAAAGTGATTTATTTTTTAAGGGGGCAGATAACAGGAGGGGATATGCAAAGAAAAACCCGGCGCATGGGCCGGGCTATTTATCTGGTCCTGTTCTCATTCAGTAGAGTAGGGGCCAAGAAATCGCACTCCGTTGAAGTGAATAAGATGAGAAGGTGCATCAGCCACCCATACCTCTGTTTCCCATGCGATTTCACCAAGATATCGCCCCATGATGGAGCGATTTGGAAAAGCGGTCACATAGACAAGTCCGGCTGTTGATCCGGCAAACAGCCTGGCAAGCTCAGCATGCCGCTTCCCATCAACCGGTCCATGACTGGTGACAGACTCAACCAGTAGCAGCCAGTTTTTCGCAGTAAAATGTAGCACCACATCTGGCATTTTACCGTGTGAATCCACATCAACACCTAGCCCGGCCAGCAGTGGAGCGTCGAAGTAGCCCCACTTTTCGCCAGTGTCGCCAGCATAGACCAGCACGCTACCCGGAGCAAAACGTGGGGCGAAGTCCTCTATTATGGCACGGATAAGTTCGCTGTGCTCGCCGGGACTGAGGGTTATTTGCTGGCCCGCAGCAATTTCAACAGGGATACGATTCTGTTCGCGCTCCTTAGCATAGCGGGTAACCAGCGTTTCACGCTCGGCTAAATAGGTTGCAAGGCTATCGTGCCATGCCGGGCTGCCGAAAGTGCGTAGCATGGACAGAGCAGCAGGTTCGATCTGATAAACAGCCTTCGGGCTGTTCACTGGGCGATCGGGCTTGTCCGGATTGTAGAGGGCTACTCCAGCAGCGCAGAACTGATGCATAGACTGGCGGCGGAATGTCTCACGAGTATTGGGTGCGTAGACCTTGCCGTAGTGCTCCCGAACCCAATTCATGATTGGTGTAATGCCCACAAGCGGATTTTCCGCGTCGGCCCATGCTTTTCCCGGTGTGAGGTTCAGGAGTGCCAGCAAACACAAAGCAGAACGCTCATTCTGCTGCGCTCTGGGCAGGCCTAAGGATGCTATAATTTGCTGAGCGGCCTCAATATAATCATTTTGGTTGTTCATGCA